GGGTATGCAAGGATATTGGTCGCGCCAATGTTGTAATCCTTGACAAGATCTAGACCCATTACGGTACCGGCTGATCGTGAAATCGCGCCGGCTGCATTTGTTGTTGGGCCTGTTGCGGTGAATAGTGGACGGCCTACATCGTCGACATCCTTAAGGATGTTTGCGTATTGTGTTGAGCCAACCAATAGACGGTTCGGATCCTTACGCATTACAACGGCAGAGTCGCTAATTGCGTCCGCGATTGCTGCAACGTAACCGGTGCCACCTGATGCGCCACAACCTACAACGCCCTCGGTGAAAGCATATAGATCGGTTTGCTGGGCGTACTGAGCTGCAAGATTACGCAAGACTTCGTCAAGGTATGACGGGTCAGACCTTTCCAAAAGCTCTATACTAACTCTGTTTTGGCCCGCGAACTTGACTACATCAACCACGAGATCCGAGACCTCGAGAGCTGTATCGGATGGAGTTCCCAATTCAGGAGTCTCCGCAACCGTAGGGGCTACATCGCGCACCGGAATACGGAATGACATACCGGCGGCCGGAAGTGGACGACGATCGATTGAGTCAACGAATGGACGAGAGCTATCGATAACGCCGATAACTTCCCGCATAAATGGAACCGGAATAAGTCCGGAGTTGTTTGTTGTTGTTGCTTCACCTGCGGCAGTTACGAAATCAATCGCGTCGCGGTTTCCGCGCTGTGCTGCAAGCATTTTGTGAGCGTACTGGCCGGCTGTTAGCTGTGGCAGTTCGCGCGGTTGGGTAAAGATTGGGGAACCGAATGTCGAGGCTTCGATCTTTGATGCCTCAACTTCGGCAACTTCCTCGATTACCTCGATTGGTTGTTCAGTCATTTCGATCTCCTCGATCGTTTCGGTTTCATCGTCGGCGGATGCCGCGACTTGTGTTACTCTGGCGTCCGCAAAAGCCGGACTCGTTACCAAAGAGACTTCAACGAGCTCGGCAGACTGGACGATTATGGTTCCATCCTTGACTGTGTGCTCGATTATGTTTGCGCCTACGGAAATCCCATCGCGCAAACCGTCGGCGGCTTCCACTAGGACATCAGATCCGGCGGTGGTTTCGCTTATTTTCATTTCGCCCATGATGCCGGACGGGTTAGCGGAATGGCTAACAAGTTTCCCAACGGGACGGCGTCCGTCATGCTCTAAAAGGACCTTGACGTTTTCGCCAATGTGTAGCGATCCAGCTTCAAAGATAACCGGACCTAAACTTGTCGAACCTGATTGTCCGAACGGTACAATTTGCCCGTAAATAGTGCGTTTTTTACGATCTGCGGCTGTGATTGAGGTGCTAAAATCTAATCTCATGCTATCGGGGTTACTTCCGTTTGGGACGGCGGCGTGATGCCGTTGTCGTTTGCTGGCTCTGATCCGGCTGGCGAGATGTCAATGAACTCTCGGGCCTCGTCGCGTGTAATGATGCCGGAATCGTAGAGCTTGATCGACATCTCTACACGCTCGGCGGCGTTGCCTCTTAGGAAATCATCAAGATCAAATCGGACGATCTGATTGCGCGGAGTTACATCGTCCATCGAGAGACGATCCTCGATAATGGTTAGGTAATTACGGAGTCCAAAATCGACGAGCGCGCGACGCTCGGAGTTTACATTGGAATAAGTTGCGCTGGCGTTTTCGGCGTTTAGATACCACGCTGGGATGCCCATTAGTCGAGCGATTTCGCTAGAGAGATGCTGACGAGCTTCCACAAGCTGCATTTGAGCTGAGTCCATGCCAACGACTTCGAGCTTGATTGGTCCCTCGATGTAAGCGGTTGAGCGTTCGCGACGAGCTCGGCGGAATGTGTCCATAACTGCTGATACTTGGTCCGATGGTAAATTCATGCCTTCGTTCATTAGGACCATTTGCGGAACCGGCTCGGATGCCATGTTATAGGCGGCTTGTTCGAGAGCGATTGCGCTTGAAATAGTCATCCCGCCCCGAGCTAACACGCCCTCATCGATCGCATTGAAAACTATTAAGGAACTTAAGCCCGAGGACGGGACATTTTTAGAGTCAACCTGATACCCGGTGATTAAGGTGCCGGATGAGTCGATTGTGGCTTGTACGCGGCGAGGATCAATCCGTCGAGCTCTAAACGGACGTCCATCCTCCGGAGATACGTCTAAAACTTGCAAGTATCCGCGACCGTAAAAGATCAAGTCATCGACTAGCCAAGTGATCGTATTAACGCGCGGCAAGGCTGGATCAGGCTGGACGATTAAGGTCCGGTTGTTAATCCTTACGCCGGTGAGCTTGTTGTAAGACTCCATCGGAATAGTACCGATTGAACCGGCCAAAATGTTACGGGATCGAGCGATAGCCGGGACGGTCATAGCTTGTTCGCGTGTTACATAACGCAGATTAGGCAGTTGGCCCGGGAATGAAAATAAGTTTTCCAACTCACGGGTAAAACCTGACGACGAGGTCACTTGTAGCTCACGCGCGGCAGGTTCCGGGTTGATTAAACGTGTTGCGTTAAAAAATCCCACAAGGTTATCTCAACAACAAAATCTCTAGATTGCAACTAATGAGACGATGTGTTGCGAGTCGTTACATGCTGCGACCCCGCCGAACCAAGACTCGACGGGGTCACGAAGTATTAAGTTTAACCTACATGGGTGACGATTTGGGTTCGGGGGACTTCGGCGTGTCCGACTGCTAAAACTAAAGCTACGGCGGCAGAGATTGGACTCTGACTAGCTCGCCGGGCAATACGCCAACCACCATCGGAGGCCGGACGTCTGGCACAAGCTACAAGATGGTCACGGAGTTCCGATTGGCCGGCATGGACTAACCGTTCCGAGTTCATGGCCGAGGCGGTGACGTCGCATAGTGTCGCAAAATACGCCGAGCCCCAAGAGTTTTCCTGCATACGGATTCCGGCCTTTTGTAAGTGTGGCGCAACAAACCCGGCGGTCGCTGGATCATAAGCAATTTGTCGAGCTTTGTATTGTCTGGCCAAGACTGCAATCTCGGAGGCTAGTTCGCGCTCGCCGATCGCGTTATCCTTAACCCAACGATGTAAAAAGATGCGTAAGCCGTCGGGATGCTCTTGGGCAGATACGAGATAAGCCTCGGTCCGATTAAATGTTAGGTCTAGGCCCATCCAAGTCGGCAAGGTCGGATCCATCGTCAAATTAAGATCAAGTCCCAAATCAAACGCCTCGATATTGAACGGACTATCCAAGGCCGCGCGCCAACGGCACAAAGTCTCGGTCTCAAATACGTCGGCCGAGTTTCGATTAAACGAATCCTCTAGATCCTGCTCGTTAATTAAATGCCCAAGTGATGGATTAGCTTGACGCCAACCTCGACGGTCGGAGATTTTAAGATCCGGAGCCGCGCTCCATTCCCAATATCCAAATCGTTCGGAGTTGGCAGACATCGCCGAATCCCGGAGCGTGTTTAGGACTACCGAAGTATCATCCCCGGCGTTAGAGCTTGTCCAAAGTTGCGAGTTTTTGCGAGCTCTTAGAGTTGGTTCGGCGGCTGCCCAAGTCGAGGGACTGATCTCTCTAAGTTCGTCGATATAAAGCAGATCGAGGGTCTTACCTCGCGCGGCTCTTGGCGTAGCTGAAATTATGTCCATCCGGCGGACGGTGTGACAACCCGGCGGGCAAGGGTTGGGATAATGCTCGCACCAAATCTCTAGACGCTCCTCGCCATGCGATCGGTTTTCCTTTTTGAGCCGTTCCCGGAGGAACGAGTGGGAGTTAATGACGTCGACCATGTTGCCCATCGTTTCGAGGCTTTGTTTACGGTCTTGGGCCATTATGCCGATCCGCTTTGTATTAAATACAAACAAGCTCGATAGCAAAAGGGCTCGGACTGTAAATGTTTTTCCATTTTGCCGAGCGATAATTAGGTTGCAAGTCTTACGTCGAAATTGGCCTTTATCGTTAACAGCCAATCCTTGATCTAGGACGTACTTTTGCCAATCAAGTAGAGGCTCGTTTGCTAGGTCCATCAATTGACTTGCTAGGGGTCCGAGGCTTGGCCCGCTTAGGGGCATCGTCTCCACCCGGGGACGAGACAATCCGTAGATAGGCTTCGGAGAGGGACTTGACATCGGTTACATCCTTAACGGCTTGGGCAGGTTGTTCGGATCTGGATTTGGGGGTCATGTGTAGCGAATCCATAATCGAGTGGAGTCTAGAGAGCAGGGGAGCCAAGTCTTTAGTCTCTCCGGCATCGAGTAACGAGTCGCATAAACGAGCTACGCGCAAGAGTGCCGCGATCGCTCCATTATCTGCCGGTTTCAAAAAGTCGCCATTATTAGCTAAAGCGATTCGGCAATTATCCTCAATAGTTGGAAGGCTTTTGAAAGTATCAGGCATTAGGCGGACCAATTCGAACCAAAGGGGAGAGATTGTCGCCTGCGGGCGGGTGTGGAAAAGGCCCCACGAAAAAACGGACTTTCGGTCCATGTTGAGCCTTGCCCGGCTTGGCCTTGGTTCCCTTGGATCTATTGCACTTAACACAAGCTGCGGTCAGATTGGCCTCATCATCAGTACCCCCAAGCTTGACTGGGATTATGTGATCGACTTCGGTTGCGTCTTGCCCACAATAGCTGCATACCCACCCATCTCGACTAAGTATCTCTAGCCTTATGCGTTTCCATGTTGCGTTATTAGTACGCTGACCCATGATGCTCCTCATTACTGCATGTCATACACTCACTCAATAGTCTCACGCTGGTCTCGATTGCCGTCTCTCTCAGTTGGTTGAGCTCTACTGCTACATCTCTAAGTTGCATGGCTAGAGCTTCCCACCCTTGTATGGCTACATCTTGTTTAGCTACGACATCAACCATCCGTCTTATTAGTTCGATACCGTTTTCGGTAGTTGTCACAAGCTCATCGATTAGTCCGTCCCTTAATGCGATTTCGATCTCTTTGATTGTTTCGTCCATTGTGTTACTCCTGACCTGATTGGCTTGTGGGCAGGGAATGGCCTAACTCGGGCCAATCCTGACCGTCATGGATGCGGTGTTGGTTATGGGGCATTTCTGCCAGTAACGCCTTGCGTCTTAGCTCTTGGATGGTTCGCCGTTGGGTTACTCGTTTCAACGGTAGATCTAGGACTCGTCCCTGTGTGTGCTTTAGGGCTGTTGCATGGTCTGATCTCCATGACAATAGAGCCGCCTCAAACGCGGGTTTAGCGTGGTGATTAGTACGCCGGTAGATTATACTCATACCTAGAGCTCGTGAGGCTTGCCATGCTAGCATGGGAACGCGGCGCGCGGTGAGTAGGGGAAGATTCATCGCGTGTCGCTTTTTTGTGTGCTTAAGTCAATGCGCCAATGGGTCGAGCGGTGTCCGCCAGTAGCTGCAATAGGTTCGATGTATGCGAGGTTATTGTAGAGGATGTCTTTTGCGTGTATAAATCGCCATCCCAAGCCCTCATACATCATCACCATAATCACCCAATCGCGTTTGCGCTCTAAGACGCCCTCGTAATGCTGCACGTTCAGGATTGGATAGTCCGCCGTTATGCTTTTAACGTCATACTTCACGCCTCGATGTTCAAAATCTGGCGCGCCAACTTCATCATCGCTAATCGCGTAAGGATCTAGGCCCATGACCAAACGAGCTGCAACCTCGGCGGCTGCTCCTCTTGTGTGTTGGATCCGGGCTTTTGTTTTGTTAGTCATTCCCTCGATGCCCGTGCGTTGGTTGTTGTTATAGCGGCGATCGGCTTCGTGCCTAATGACTAGCTCGTACTCGGTCACGTCAATTATTGACTTCGGCGCGAGCTGCATCGACATCCTCTTTCCAAGTCCCATAGGCCGCATCGTTAAGCATGGCAATCAATTCGGACCGGATCTTTAGGACCGTAGAGTTTTGAGCTAGTGCAACCCTCATCCACGCATCTAGACTCATAAGAGCTTGCGTGTAACCTGCGTCGAACGCTTTTTGGCTATTCATCATGTCCGCCTCTTGGAATGTCCAAGGCC